TCATGCTTTTCCCTCGTTCTTCTTCGGCAATGATCGAGCATGGTGGTTTCGGCAGTAGCGGCCCGTCGTTTCCGCCGCACAGAACAGGTACAGGCCGCCGGTGTTCAGGGGCCAGCAGCATTCGCCGGCCGAGAGTTGGTGGAGGAGCTTTGCGGATTGAACCCGCTCGGCGTCATAGGCAGTCGCCGGGATCTCCGGTTCCCGCTTCAGTTCCGGCTCCCGCTTGCGAGGCCGCGCCGTCTTCGCTGGGCCCGGTGCGCGGGTCTTCTTCCCAGCATCACCACGCCAAGAGAAGAGACCGCGGTTGCGGAAGGCCAGTCCGACAATGACGTTTCGGCTGACGCCAAAGCGCTTGGCGATCTGGGCGGCGGAGAGATCATCCCTCCAGAGTTTTGCCGCTGCTTCGATGTCGACGGTGCGGTGCTGGATGGTCATGCCGCCCGCTCCTCTTCGACAGGCTCGGCCGCTTCGATCTCGGCCTTGGCCCTGCCGCGGTGCGCCATCTGCTCGGAGGTGACCTCGCGGGCATCGGGTAGCTCGAGCATGCGGGCGAGCTCGTCGGCGCGCTCGGGCGATACTGGCGGTGGCTTGACGTTCAGCTTGGTCTGGATCCTGCTGCGGTTGACGCGGACGGCGATCGGCGACCAGACCTCGTCGATTGCCCAGAGGTGGACCGAGCCGGCCGGCAGTTCACGCGATTTGGCGAGCTGGGCGAATTCCAGATGGTCGACTCCTTCGGCAACCCTGACGAAGCCCTTCTCCGCCAGTGCGATGGCGCGCTCACGCCGGGTGACGCGCAGATCCATTAGCCCATGAGAGCTGGGAAGCGTTCGGCTGACGGAGTCCTCGATCGCCCTCAGCGTCTCCTGCTTGCGAATTCGGTCCTCCCGGATGGGACGGCATTCGGCATTGGCCATGGCCGCAAGCTCCGCCGGCAGGGGAATGAAAGCCTTGTTGATGTTCTCGTATTCGCCGCGCTTCAGCTTCACGTAGGCGCGGCGCAGCCCGTAGACCGGCACGTTGCGTAGTGAAAGGCGGTATTCCTCGACGGGGTTTGCAGCAGTGATCGTTTCGGAGATCCGCATGCCGCCGCTCATGAGACCTTCGATGCACTGGCCGATTTCGTCGGCGCCGGCCGGGGCAAGCTGCTCAGTGAGAGCGGAAATCTCCTGCTGCAAGGTCGACAGTTTGGCCGGCAAATTGTTCATCTGGTTCACCGTAGAGTTCTCGTTTCAGCCTTGCGTGGATGTCGTGATGGCGTTGCATGGAAGGGCTTTGAGGGCGCGGCGGCGCTTGGGCCTGCGGATGCTGGCGCCCTCCTCCTCGGTCCTGGTCACGAGTGAGCCAGGAAACGACGAAGCGCTTCATGCCCTTGCTGGTCTTGCGGTTCTTGGGATTGGCGTTGAGCCACGAACGCATTGCCGCCAGCTGCTGGCGAACGTCCACGGCAGGGAAAGCCTCGGACCACTCGGCAACATCCGCCTCGGAAATCGAAACCATGTCGCCATTGACAGTCGGAAGCTCGATAACCGTCGGCGAGGCCGGAGCGGATTTTTCCGCCTCCGGGCAAACATCCGAACGGAGTGAGGATATGTTGGTGTCTGGTGTACTGGTGTCTTTTGTGTTTCGTTTTTGTTTCGCATCAGCACTTTCCGATGTTTCAGAATGTGTTTCAGCGTTCTGGTATTTGCTGTAATTACATACAGTTACGAGCGTCTTTCCTGTTTCAGAGCATGTTTCAATCATGTTCTGGCTTGAAAGCAGCTCAAGGAACTGGTGAACGCGCCGCGTCGAGGTCCATTTCCATGCCGCCTGCATCTCGCGAATGGTCACGAACAGGCTTCCTGCAGGGACAGGCATGACAGACGCGCCAATGCGATGCACGGTGTCTTTCCATGCCGCTTTGGAGATGAGCCACAGCCAGGCTTCACGCTCGCTGAACGGTTCAGCGGCGAACACCTCGTGATCGAAGATAGAGGTCTGGACGCGAATCCACCGGCTCATTCTACCACCACGACTTTTCTGTCTCGTCGTAGCCGGCGAAACGAACGGGCTTACGGGGAGGGTTCAGAGCCGCCATCTGGCATACCGCCGGGCCCAGCCGATCGCGGTTCATCTTCATATTGATGAGGGTGTCGGCCTCGTGTTCCTTGATGTCTAAGGCCTCGGCGATCGCCATCGTGTCGGGCCCGAACTTGGCGTAGGCTTCCAGGAAGGTCATGCCACACCTCCCAGCTCGTGGAACAAACACAGCTCAGCATCGGTTGCGCGATCAAAGAGGAGGTCTGAATGCCTACCAAGCCGATCCGGAGACCCAATGACCCTGAATTCCCGCCAGACATGCCGCCGGATGTCCCGCCAGATCTGCCGGAGCCACCGATCGAAGAGCCAGAGCCCGACGTAGGCCCGGACGAGGTGCCTGGCGAGGAGGTCCCGCAGAGAATGAGCAACTAAGGTTGTCATGCAGCCTCGTCCTTCGGTTTCTGAGCGCCTTCGATGCGCCGGACGGCGATGTCTGCGTATTCTGGATTGAGCTCGACGAGGATGCTGCGCAGGCCGAGCTGCTCGGCGACGAGGCCGACAGTGCCGGCGCCTCCGAACGGGTCGAAGACGGTCCCGGGGACACGGTCGAAGGTTTCGCAGATCGGGCCGCAGCCGCTGTCAACGCCGCAGCAGCCGCAAACGGTCTTCGGGGTTCCTGCTTTGATGCAACGCTCGGCCAGCGCCGGGGGAAATGTTGCAAAATGCGCTTCCCGGAAGGCCCTAGGCGCAATGGTCCAGACATTGCGGGCGTTGCGGGTTTCGACGAGATCCGCCGTGCCTTCCGCGAACGAACGCTTGGCTTTGACCATGGCGTCGCCTTCTGCCGCAAATTTCCTCGATCGAGGAACGCGATCGATATTCTGGCGGCTGTTCGGTCCGGCCTTGCGTGCATGGGAGCCGCCGGTCACCGGCTCGCGGATAGCCTCGTGGTCGTAGAAATAGTCCTCGCCCTTGGTGAGCAGAAACACCTTCTCATGCGCAGTCGTCGGCCGATCGTAGACGCTCTCCGGCATCGGGTTTGGCTTGTGCCAGATGATTTCGGAGCGAACCCACCAGCCAGCCTCCTGCAACGCGATCGCCAATCGGTTGGGGATCATGCAAAGGTCTTTGGGCTTGAGATAGCCGCGGGCGACAATGGCACCAGGTGAACTTACGCCAGCGGCTCGGCGATGAACGTTGCCGCGCACTCCTCTGTCACCGTGACGGTCGGCCTGGTAGATCGGTCCTACGGTCGAGAACGGCTTGTCCCTGAAGGTGCGGTCGTCCGAACCGTCTGCTTTGTAGGCTTCAGCGCTCTTTCCGTTCGGAGCTGCTGCATAGCAGTCGCCATAGTTGAGCCAGACCGTCCCTTGCGGTTTGAGAATACGCCAGACCGCGGTGAATACTTCGACCATGACGGCAATGTGCTGACCAAGAGTCGGCTCAAGGCCGATCTGGCCGTCGACGCCATAGTTGCGCAGGCCCCAGTACGGTGGGCTAGTGACGACACAGTCGACCGAACCGGAAGGCATCCGGCGCATGGTCTCGATGCAGTCACCGACATAAATGGTGCAACGGCCATCGAGGATGGAGCGGGTTTCAACCGTCATGCCGCCTCCCCGTGCTTTTCGAGGGCAGCCAGAGACTGCTTGCACCGGTCACGCAGTCGAGTGATCACCGCGAGTTTCTGCAGCTTCACGCCGTTGTCGGCCCGGTTCATGCTGCCCTTGATGCGGAAGATCTGAGCTTCGAGTTCGGCGATCTCTTCGCGGAGGAGTTCAGCTTCGGTCATTCTGCCGCCTCCCGAAACTCGGCGAGGTGGCTGCAGTTTGACGAGACCAGCGCACAGGCGACCGGCGGCGATACAGAGTTGCCGACACAGGAGACCTGGACCGACTTCGAGAACTCGCGCCAGACTGGGCCGGCGCCGTCTGCTTGATAGTTCCAAGCACCATCGATGACGTAGTCGGACGGGAATCCCTGCGCATTGAATAGTTCCCGCGGCGTCAGCATCCGCATCCCGATATCGATTACTACGAAGGTCTCGCCCGAGATCTCAACTGTTACGAACTCGCGATCGTCCCAGAAGCCCTGCGCGCGCATGAAGTCAGCGACTTGGCGCGCGCGGTCGGCCTGCGCCTCTGTGAAGGGCGGGACGCCGATAGTCGCCTCGACATGGCCGTGTCGGTCCTTCGTCGTGACGGTGCGCATCGGCTCCGTCTCGTGCTGTCCGTCCCCCGTGCCGTAGTAGGCCTGCAGATAGGGCATGACGAGCTGCGACTTGCCACCGCCGTCCGCCATTACGGTTGCGGACGGCCCTTCTAGACTGTACCCCGTCGATGTTCCGAACTGGCGGGCTACAAAAGCAGCGACAAGGCTCTGCTGGCTTCCGGATTGTGTGATGGTCGCTAATGGTTCGCCAGCATCACGCCCGGGCCGCGCGGCTTGGCTACCATCGGGACGCGGATCGCCATTGTGTTGGGCTATGAAAGCAACTATTGGGCTCTGCGTGCTGCCTCTGCCGACGATCGTCGACAGGGGTTCGCGCGCATCATGGCCAGGCTCAAGATAGTTGTTTTGCGCAAGGAAGGCGACCGCAACGCAGCCATCCGCCTTGGCCGTGATCGTGCCAATCGGCTCGTCGCCAGCACGCGGACGGCTTTGCCCTGCCCGGCCGCCACAACCCACCAGCGTCGGCACGATGACGGAATTCTGGTCCTTGCGGCTGGCGGTCACCGTATGCGCCGGATCGTCGATCGGCCGCACCGAGCCGCCATGCTGTGCTGCCGTCAGAATGGGCGTGATAACCGCATGTTTCACGCCGCCGGCTACAGCCGTGCCCAACGGATAATCGACGCTGATGGCGCGCGGCTTCTGCCCTGCCCGCTCGCCGTATCCCGTCTGGACGAGGAACGGCCGTTCCGCATCGAGCACGTAGCGCTTCATCCCACGCGCCACGCGCGCCAGCGTCGCCTCGGCTAGCGGCCGAACAGCGCGCATTTTGTGCTTTTCCCAGATCTGTTCGCTCGTGTCGAAGACCGACGGACAAGGCAGCGACCAATCGATGCATTCAGCTGCGGTACGCCACGGCAACTTCTTGCCGGAGATCACATCCGGGTCCTCAGGTTTACGGTGCGTTGGCTCAGGCCAGACAATCGGCTTGCCGTCGAATCGGATGATCACGAACAGCCGCTTGCGGATCGTCGGAGCGCCATAGTCGCAGGCGCGCAGCTCGCGAAACTCGATCTTTCCGCCGAGCCGCCGCAGCTTCTTGCACCATTTCTCGAAATTCTCGCCGCGGCGCTCTGGGTCCGGCATTAGCCCGCGATCGGTCGCGACCAGCGGACCGTAATCTTTGAACTCCTCGACATTTTCCATGATGACGACATCGACTCGCCCGCCGCTTTTTTGGATGCGCTCGATCCAGCCGGGAATGATCCAGCAAAGATCGCGGATGTTGCGCTCCACGGGCTTGCCGCCCTTAGCCTTGGAGAAGTGCTTGCAGTCCGGCGAGAACCAGGCGAGGCCGATGTGCTTGCCCTTGAGGTGGTCGAGAGGATCGACGCGATAGACGTTCTCAGAGAGGTGATGTGTCTCTGAATGGTTGGCCGCGTGCAGCGCCAGCGCATCAGGATTGTGGTTGATGGCGATGTCCGGCGAGCGGCCGAGGGCCATCTCGATGCCGGTCGAGGCTCCACCGCCGCCGGCGAAGCTATCGACGATAAGGGGCGCACCGACATAGGCGGATGCCATCAAAGCATCGGCGCTGGTCTCGCGGAAAAGGTCAGTCCTGAACATTGCGATCCCCCTCTTCTTCCCTCAGCTCAGGCGCGATTGCGAATGCCAAGCGCCGAGCGAACCGCAGCAACGATCGAGCGAACGAGATGCGCATCCTCGCCACCAAGGAGGGCTGTGGCCCTTGCGATTGCATCGTCATTCTTCCGCACCTCCTGCCGTGCCTGGTAGACAAGCCCGCTCACCGCTTCGACGCGGAACAGCTCTTCAGGCCTGATGGAAATTCGGGGATCGGCGTACCAAGCGTCTCTGGTGCGCGTATAAGACCAGCCTAGAGAACGGGCTGCCGTTGCGATGCGTGTCTGGACGCTGCCGACAGACGGAGGCGCTATCTCCCTCCGCAGTGCGTGCTGACAAAATGCGATCGTGGACATTTCTGATTTCTCCGACGACTTCTCGGACATTTCCGACGACTCCTGTGCGACCTTCATCTCGTTGAAGGAGACGTTGATGCGCACAGGCATTACTTCCGATGGAGAGGACGGCGCCGCGCCAACGGCCGCCGGTCCCTCCCGAGTCTTTCCGTTCCGTAGGGGCTCCGCCGCAGCTGCCCCTACTGCCGGCGACGTGACCTCGTCGTCGCCGGCCCCTATTCCCCTGGGTGACGCTGTTCGAGCCCTCGTTATGAACTTGGCGAACAAGCGGATCAGGGTGCATGTGTTGCGGCTGGTCCCGAGGGAGGAGGACCAGGACCAGCCGCTCTAGCCGGGGGAGGAAACCGGCCAGTTCGTTTTCAGAGACGACCGTCGCGAACGTCCGCCAGGATCAGGGCGGCCAGTTCGTCATCAGTCATTTTCAGGAACTTGTTCTCAGCGATCAGGTCGCGGCGCTCAGCAGCGAGCCGCCCGATCTTGTCGCAGGCCGCGTTGAAGATCTTCGCGCCGATTGCGGCGAGGCCGATGGAAGCACCACAGACAAGCAAGGTATTCATCATCATGCAGCCCTCTTCTGATCTGAACTTGGATTGGACGAAGCGGTGCGGCTCACCTGGGCGCGATGGAAATCCACCCTGCCCTCAATGCTTCTTTGAGCTGCCGCGTCTTCTGATTTGGATGGCCGGAGGTATTCGCTCATGCGACTTCCTCCGCTTGCTCGCGCTCCTGCATCGCCGCCTTGCAGCGTGCGCAGTGCTCTTCCGTGTAGGAACCGCAGCCAGCCCGATCGAGGCAGTGGGGGCGACGAGTAGATGGCGGCTTGGCCGCGAAAAGAGGCGCCCGTTTTTCGTCCGGGCCAGACGCGCTTGCGACGGCGTTTATGTCGGCGCGCTCCGCGCTGCGGTCTACATCTTCGCCTCCTGCGGTGGCGCCGGCGTGAGGGGTCGCCGCCTCGCGGTCGGTCTCGCGCTCGTCGCTGGGGAACTCGGAACTGGTGGGGAGGCCGACCGAAGCCGCCTCCCCTTCTCGGCGGCCCTCACGATCCGCAAGCGTCCCGGCTCCAGTCCCGGCAGGAGAGGCTTCGGCTTGCGGACCTGCCTCTGGGGATGCCTCATCGTTGGTCGAGGGCCTCTCTTGGATTTCTTCCGCCTCTTCGCGGGCGATCATGATGTCGACGGCGGCGATCAGTGCCGCGCGGCCGACTTCCGTCTGCACGCCGGTAGCAATCGTCTCGACGAGTTTGGCGCTGACATCCGCCTCGATGATCTCGCCCGTGGTCGGGTCAAATTGTTCAATGTTTTCTCGTACGCGGGCGGGCGCAGGCGCATGAGGGGATTTGCCCTCGTAGGCGCACAGGTACAAATCGAAGATGGCGCCCTGCTCCGCGACGGTGTCATGGCCCTTCTTCGCGACCTTGCGCAGATGAGCGACGACGTTGCCCATCGCGGTCTTGTCGAAGCCCATCGATTTTGCTTCCGCGTAGATGTCGCGGATGTCCTCGCCGATCGTGTCCTGCTCTTCCTTCAAGCGAAGGATGCGGTCGATGAAGGCTCTGATCTGGGCGTCGGACGTCATTGTGCGTTCTCCCGAGCTGGGAAGAACTCTTCGGCCTTGAGCGGTATCCTCTTCGACTTTGCATACGCCAGCAGCGCGGGTGCGTCTGTCTGGGGAATCAACCCGCCGGTACCACCCTTCTCTTTCGGGTACATCCAGCGGTACACCCGGGACACGTGCTTCCCGGTGACCTCGGCCACCTTTTCGATGCCGATTTTGCCGATAATGGATTTTGCAGGCTCGAGATGTTTTTCGCTCATGTCGCGACATTTGCGATTATCGCGACAACTTGTCAATGGGGTCGCGATAACTAAGTTGCGATATTCGCGATGGAGTTTTTTGCGGAATCCGCGAAGATCGCCGCATGAGTGACCCACAATATGAACTGAAACAATGGCTTGCAGAAAAACTCGCGGCTCGCGGCGTGGCTTCGAAACTCGCCGAAGCTACGGGTATGTCCAACGACAAGATCACGCGGTCAAAAGAACTGCACAGCGACGATCCTAAGAAGCGCCGCCAGATATCTCTCCAAGAGATAGAGGCGATGGCGAGATTCTTTAGGGAATTGCCGCCTGGCTTCGAACAAATGACGCGTTGGTTAGAGGATCTGCCCCCCGCCCCCACGGCCAAGCCGATACCAAACGCCAGCTTCCCGCCGCGCTGGCAGCAATTCCCCGGCGATGCTTCGATTCCGCTTCGAGGGCACATTGCCGCCGGAGCCAACGGTCGGTTCATTATGAACGGTCAGGATATCGCCACGGTTTTTTGTCCGCCCGGCCTCGAGGGCGTTGAGGGCGCGTATGCCGTGCAGGTCGACGGCCGCTCCGGCGAGCCACGCTTCTTTCACGGCGAGACCGCGTGGGTGAACCCTCATCAGAAGGTCCGACAGGGCGACGATGTCGTAGTGCAGATCCTGGAAGACGATGAGATATCAAGCTACCTCAAGCGGTTCGTTTCCAGATCCGCCGATGTGCTTCGCCTCTACCAGTACAACCCCGGCAAAGGCGAAAGCCACGATCTGGAGTTTCCTACGGACAAAGTTTTCAGCGTCCACAAAGTTGTGTTTCATGCGATGCTTTGAAGCACTTCGTCGCAGCGCCATGTTGGCCGAACGGTCAAATTGCGGAATGCCGGCGGCATCTTTGGGCACTCGCTGCAGCGGATCTTTCGGCATAACTGCATGTAGTTGTGAACACCGAGTTCCGCGGCTTTCATTAGGTTATCGAGGCGGAGAATGCGGGAATGCCCGCAATCATCGCAAGCTACGTACACGCTCTCGAGTTCAACGACGAGCCGCAAGGCGTCGGGGTGATCTACGGGAGCGTTACGGGTCATTTCTGTCTCCTGCGATGTTCCGTCTTTGTTCTCATCAAAACAGCAGGAATGCAGCCGTGAGTCGAGTCGGTTTTCAGAAATATTTAGCTTGCCACAATAGGTAGCGATGCGACTGGTGGCGAGCCCAAGATATCCGCGGGGGCGATTAGATGGGCGAGCTTGTTGAAGGGGATGACGGACTCCCTGCTGAGGACGTCGGGCCATGGGCTATTGAAAAATACAACTACCTCTGTCGGTACGTTGATATCTCGCGCGGTGCTCGCGGTAAGTTCATAGGACCAGGCAAGGCCGGCGCCACTTACCTTGACCTTTTCTGTGGCCCAGGGCGAGCGAAGGTGAGGAACGGCGAATTCACCGACGGCGGCTGTGTTGCTGCCTGGCGCAAGAGCGTTGCTGGCGGGGCCCCGTTTTCTCAGGTCTTCATTGCCGACATTGACGAGGTCCGCTTGAATGCCGCGGCGGAACGCCTGAAGCAGGCCGGCGCACCGGTCACAGCCTTTCACGGGCCGGCCCTGCAGACGGTTGAAAGTATTCTCAAGCGACTAGATCCGTATGGGCTTCACTTCGCGTTCCTCGACCCGTTTAGCCTCGGGGTCCTCGACTTCCGGATTTTCCAGAAGCTGGCGAAAAGGAAGCGCATGGATATCCTTGTGCATCTCAGCAAAATGGACCTTCAGCGCAATCTTGGGCGTAACTTGGCAGCCGACGTTTCAGCCTTCGATGCATTCGCTCCCGGTTGGAAGGACGCGATCGACGCCGCCCAAGGCCAGCAAGGCATTAGAGTTGAACTGATCAACTACTGGAAGACCCTCGTCAAGAATCTCGGGATCGCGGCATCGGCGGAGATGAAGCTTCTGAAGGGTGAAAAAGACCAGCACCTGTATTGGCTATTGCTGGTCGCCAGTCACACCCTTGCGCATCGGATTTGGAACACCGCAGCAAACGACGATGGTCAACGGCGCCTATTTTAAGCGGTCGCGGGCATCGCGTCCCAGGTGCGTCCGCGATAGGAACGCCCCGTCGCTTTCTTGTTCCTGCCGCCCCATTGCTTGAAGAAGAAGGCAGAGCCCGCCTCCGAGCACATTTCGAAAATCTCGTCGATCCATACCGGATCCATGGGCCGCGCCTTCGGGCCAGATTCGCCGCCGACAATAGCCCAGTCGATGCCATCCAGTCGGCCCGCGGCAACGGAGCCGATGAGCGGTTCAAACGAGACGAAGCGAATTGCGGCAGGCACTCGGCGAAGCTCGTCGAGGCGATCAATCACACGCCCGTCTTCTACGCTGGAGCCAAGCCAGACATTCGGCAGAACATCGAAACCGTCGCGCAGGATATACGCCATGCGATCCGGCCGCTTGGTGAGGATCTGGTATGTGTGGCGTCGCGTATCAGCCATTGCCCGCCACACTTTTCGGATGAACTCCACCGGCACGTCTGGGTGAAATAGGTCGGACATCGAGTTGACGAATACATTCCGTGGCTTTGACCAGGTCGATGGCACAGAAAGCGCGCTCTCGTCGAGATAGAGGTCGCCCGTCCATTTCGCTCGACCGCCGCTCTTGCGTGTCAGGCCTCGGTACTTCTCGAGCCCCATGGCTTCAAGGCGCGCCGCCATACGCATCGCGTAGCAGTTGGTGCACCCCGCACTCATTATCGAGCAGCCGGCTACGGGATTCCACGTTGCATCAGTCCATTCGATCGATGTTTCAGCCATAGGACGCTCCCCGACCTTCAGAGATAAGCGATAGTTGCGATTTGGTTAAAGATCGGTTGCGCGCCGCCAGTCTCTCTCAGGCCGATCTTGAGGCCGAATCTACCACGCGGAGAATCTGCGGGCCAAGTTAATTTTGCGAAATAGCGATAGTCGCAAATTTCTCAGTTGACTTATTTTGCGATAGTCGCGAATATCTCCTTCGTCAGCGAGACGCCGTGGACACACGACCGCGCCGGGAGATGAAACGATGGGCACGATGGTTACCCGATACAGGATTGAAGACGAGGTCGGCCGCGTCCTAACCAACGAATATTTCTTCTCTTACGAAGTCGACGACGCTCTGCAGTTTCGTTGCGAAGACGAGGCTCTCGAAGAAGCCGGCGCATTCCCCGGCACGACCGTCGAGCGCTTCGAACGCTATTCGACCTTCCCCGATTTCTTCGCCTCCGGACGCGGCTCGACCGAGAGGAACGCGGCATGAAAGCTCGTCGGGTGAAGCTCCACGACCTTTACCGGGAAGTCGAGGCTCTCGGCGGCGCAGACGAATGCGCCGACGATGAAGCGTACACGACGCGATCGACGATGTGCTGGCGATCCTCCGAGCATCCGGCTTCGGAGAGGGTTTCTACGTCGATCAGCGCGAATACGAGAACCGCGCCCGCGTCTCTCGTGCAGTGCAGATGGAGGTAGCCCAATGAAGGACTGCCCCGCCTCCGAGTTCGGATGCACCTGCAACCGCTGCGCTGTCGATCGCGACGACGATCTTGAAGCGCTCAAGCAGTTCAACCGCGCAAGCTACTCACTCGCCATGTCCCTGATCTTCCTGGCTGCCGTCCTCGGCGTGCTTGCGGCCGGCCTTTGGAATGCCGACCGGGTTCAGGAACTCGTCGCCCACGAAAGGAATGTCTGAAATGGATGTGACCTCCACTTCCACGTCTACCGACTTGATCATCTCGCTTCCGGTCAAAGCCGATGTTGTGACCTTCACCGATGAGAAGGCTTTCGAGAACCTTTACGACCGGATTGTAAAGAAGGTCAGCGAGCACGTTCCGGACATCTCGACGAAAAAGGGCCGCGACGAGATCAAGTCGCTTGCCTTCAAGATCGCCCGCACGAAAACCACCCTCGATCAACAGGGCAAGGACCTGACGGAGGAGTGGCGCACGAATACCAACAAGGTCAACGCCACCCGGAACAAGATCAAGGCACGGCTCGAAGAGCTTCAGGCCAGCGTTCGCAAGCCCGTCGACGACTGGGAGGCCGCCGAAGAAGCGCGCGTCGACAAGCATCAATCCAATCTCGACCGGTTGCTCTCCTACATCACCCTGCCGGTGAAGCCTTCAGAAGAGCTTCGGGCGATGCTGGCCGAAGTCTCGGCGATCATCGTCGATGACGCTTGGGACGAGTTCCGCGACCGCGCCGAGATTGCGAAGGCGGACGCCGTCGCCGCGCTCAATCGCCTTGTCGAAACTGCTGAGAAGCAGGAAGCCGATGCTCGGGAGCTTGAGCAGCTCCGCGCAGAGCGCGAGGCGCGGCTTGCCGCCGAAGAGGCGAAGCGAGCCGAGGAAACTCGCATTGAGGCAGAGCGGCAGGCCGAGGAGCGCCGAAAGGAAGAAGCGGCCCGGATCGAGAAGGAAGCCCGTGAGCAGGCCGAGCGCGACGCACAGGCCCGCATCGAGGCGGCCGAACGAGAGGCGCGGGAAGCCAACGAGCGGGCAGAACGCGCAGCCGCAGCAGAGCGCCAGCGCATCGCCGACGAACAAGCTGCGGAGATTGCAGCGCAGCAGCGTCGCGAAGCCGACATTGAGCACCGCCGCACGGTCAATAACACCGTCGTCAGCTCCCTCGTCGCATGCGCCGACATCAGCACCGACCAGGCCAAGAAGATCGTCGCCCACATGGTGAGCGACCTGATCCCCAACGTCACCTTCACCTACTGAGGAGCACGCCAGTGAACGCTGTAGCGAAGCATGAAATCGAAGTGCAGGCGGATACAAAGCTCGTTCCTGCCAACGACGCGCCCATGGTCGCCATGATCGAGCGCATCGTTATGGACCCGTCCATCCCGATCGACCGCCTCGAGCAGATGCTCGCGATGAAAGAGCGGATGGAAGACCGCCAGCGCCAGCAGCTTCGCGAGGACCGGGAATACGAGGCTAAGACCGCCTATTTCTCGGCGATGTCGGCATGCCAGGCCGAGCTTCCCGTAGTCACGAAGAACCGCCGGAACTCGCATACCAATTCGAGCTATGCCGACTTGGCCGCCATCGAAGAACAGGCCATGCCGATCATCTACAAGCATGGTTTCGGGGTTTCATTCCAGCCGGACGGCTACAACGATATCGGCGAACTGCTGATCAAGTGGGAGATTTCTCACGCTGGCGGCTATGTCCGGAACGGCATCGGCGCGATCCCGGTTGACGGCGCAGGCGCGAAGGGCGGGGTCAACAAGACCGGAACGCAGGCCTTTGGCAGCACCGCCACCTATGGCCGGCGCTACCTGCTCTGCATGCTCTTCAACATCAGCACCGGCGACGACCGTGACGGAAACGCTCCGACGGCTAAGCCCGAAGACGTACAGACGATCACCGATGCTCAGGCATCGGTAATCCGCGAGCTGATCCAAAAGGCGGAAACGACCGCCGATCATTTCTGCAAGCACTACAAGATCGAGGCCATCCCCGACATCCCGTCGACGAGCTTTGCCGAAGTCGTCGCGTCACTCCGCCGGCGCATTGCAGCCATCGAACAGCGCAAGGGTCAGAACAATGGATAACATCGTGCAAGGTACGGCCGAATGGCATTCTCTCCGGCTTGGCAAGGTCACGGCCTCTCGCGTCGCGGATGTGATCGCGAAGACGAAGACCGGCTATTCCGCCTCCCGTGCCAACTATGCGGCGCAGCTCGTCACCGAGCGCCTCACCGGCCTGCCGACCGAAGGCTTCACCAATGCCGCCATGCAGTGGGGCACGGACATGGAGCCGGAGGCGCGCGCCGCCTACGAATTCTATCGTGCCGAGGAAGTCGAGCAGATCGCTTTTGTGCCGCATCCGACGATTGGCGATGCCGGCGCCTCACCTGATGGCCAGGTCGGCCCCGACGGCCTGGTCGAGATCAAATGCCCGAACACGGCAACTCACATCGAGACCCTGATCGGGCGCGCGGTGCCCTCCAAGCATGTCACGCAGATGCAGTGGCAGATGGCCTGCACCGGTCGGAAGTGGTGCGACTTCGTCTCGTTCGATCCGCGCATGCCCGAATCCATGCGCTTCTTCTGCCAGCGCGTCCACCGTGATGACGCCATGATCGCCGAGCTTGAGCGGGAGGTTATCATCTTCCTGAACGAGGTCCGCGCGAAAGTCGCCGAGCTGCGCCGGCTGTATGAGCAGGCGGACGCGGACGCCGCCGCAGAACTGTTGATGGCGGGCTGATCATGCGAAAGAAGGAAAAGCCCCCGCTGATCCAGGCGATCATGACGCCGCGCGGCCTCCGGGCCCACACTCAGGACGACGCCGAGAAATTGGCGTCGATCCCGGAAGGTTCAATCTTCGAGATCGTGCCTGTCACTAAACGGTCTGATCGGCAGTTGCGCACCTACTGGAAGGCTCTTGGCCTGGTGGTCAAGGTCACTCAGAAGTGGTCGAACGCCGAAAACCTGCATCGCGACATCAAGATGACCCTCGGCTACCGCGAGCAGGTCGTGAACATGCGCACCGGCGAAATCACTCTCGTTCCGGACAGCATCGCTCTCGACAAGATGGAGCATGCCGAGTTCTGCGAATTCATGAACCAGGCCATGGCGCTGATCGCTGACACCGTCGGCTTCGATCCGCTGGCCTTCCTAGCTGAGGAGCGCGCAGCATGACCTCCACTATCGAGCTTACCCAAGTCGTCAGCAAGGAAGTGAAGTACCTGAAGGCCGAATGCGGCGTCCGGTACTGGGAAGACGGCGAAGTCAACGGAAAGACCGACGACGAAGGAACGCTGATCCCGCTCCGCGTCAATGACGCATGGTGCCCGACCATCGACCTGACGACCGGGGTCATCGAGGACTGGCCGGAAGGCACCACGGCCGATGTTCACTACAAGGTCTGCGACGATGGCGTTTACAAGCTTCTCGACGCCGAAAAGAACGTGGTTCGCTCGATCAGCGGCTACGTACCAAAAATCATGTCGCCGGGCGGTAGCGGATACGGCGATTACGTCATCATGACCGTCGGCACGGACGGGCAGATCGTCGGCTGGCGCGTCGACCTCGACGGCTTCGAGGAGGAAGCGGAATGAACAATCCGCGCGTGAATCGCTACCTAAAAGACAAGGCCATGGATCACATCGACCATGCGCTCGGCCGGCCGGTCGATCCGTTGGGCGAGACCTACCGCAACCATTTTGCGACTGGCGCTGACGGCAAAGATGCCAAGCAGTTCGCCGCGTCCCCTAACTGGGAGAAGCTTGGACGGCGAGACGACATGGCATTCTTCGCCGTGACGGACGCCGGCCGGAAGGCACTTGCCGACCACCTCAAGAAAATCGGTGATCCATGGAAGGCCTACGAGGTTTCGTTCAACGGATACACCTCCATCGTCAGCGCGAAGTCTAGCGGCAACGCCAAGTACCAAAAGTACCTCGATGTCAGCGATTGCTATTCCGAACTGAAATTCGTGGACTTCGCGCGCCAGGCCAAGGTGCGGAAGGCCGCAGTATGAGCGATTTACCTAACAAGGCCGATTTCATCGCCGACGAGCGGCCCGGAGAATATGAGGCCACCTTCTCGGTGCGCGGCACGATCCGCGTGACAATCAAGGCGGGGAGCGTGGAAGAGGCCAGAGCAAAGGCCGACGCGATGACCGAAGACGAGGAATTCGGCTTGGAACTCGACGAGGCTGATGACGTCTCTGTCAATTGGGTCGGCAGGCCGCTCCCCATGTTCCTCGTTACCCGCGACGGCAAGAAGATGAAGGTAAGCCGTCTCCAGCCGGGCGACCTTCCTCGCCAACCTGATGAGCGAGGCTTTTGAAATGGCCGACCGTCCTATTCTCTTTTCCGGCCCGATGGTCCGCGCGCTCCTCGACGGCCGCAAGACGCAGACGCGGCGGATGCTGAAACCGCAGCCCGATGACATTCTGGAGGGCCAGATCCCGCGGCAACTGCGCACCGCGATCGGCGACCGGCTTTGGGTGAAGGAAACCTGGAGGGCGCACGGCTGGCACTCGGACTGTGTCGAGATCGCCTATGCAGCACAGCGCGGGCTAGTCGGCTGGTCAGAGCAGCATGCGCAGATCAGATACCCTGACGGCGACAGGAACGCGTTCAAATACTACGCGCCTAAGGGACCGGACTTCTGGCGGCCGTCGCTCTTCATGCCGCGCTGGGCCTCGCGCCTCACCCTGATCGTCACCGACGTTCGCGTCGAGCAGCTACAAGACATCCGCGAAGAGGACGCGATAGCTGAGGGCGCCGACCAGTATTCCAGCTCAACGAAACTATCGCGGGCGTTCAATCCCGATTGGAAGGGCATCTACCGCGAAGGCTACGCCGAGCTTTGGAACGCCATCAACGGCGCCGGTTCATGGGAAGCCAACCCTTGGGTTGCCGCCTACACCTTCACGGTCATCAAGCAGAACATCGACCAGATCGAGAAGGTGGCCGCATGATTGCGTCGCTGCGCCTTTTCCAGACCTTAGGTTTGATCCCCGGGGCTATTCTTGCCGGCACCTTGCGTCGGCTTCCCCCGCCCTTTGGACTTGCCGCTTCGTGCGGGATCATCGACTTCTTCGGCACCGGATCCGCCCTGCCGGTCCGGCAACGGAACCGGTTCGAAATCCATATCCGGTGGCACAGTCGTCCGTCGGGATGGCGTCTGCTGTTCGGTAGGTTTGCCGTCTTTGGGATCACTCATGGTCGGAGTCCTTTCGTGTCGCGGCTTCAACCGCCCGCGTTCAGTAAGGTTCCGCGCAACTCGGAGAGTGCATAGTGGCCTATCGCATCGCCAATTCCATCCGCCCGGATCCGACGCCCAAGCGCAAGCCGGCGAAGAGCAAGAACTACCTGGCTTTCATCCATGAACTGCCCTGCTGCGTTTCGGGCCGGTGCGGCGTCGAGGCTGCGCACCTGTCTTGCGCGGCTCCTCGGTACGGCCACCACGGTCGCGGCAAGGGCAGCAAGGTTTCCGACCGCTGGGTTCTGCCTCTTCATCCGGACGAGCACCGCCGCCAGCACGGCATGAGCGAAGAGCGGTTCTGGCGCGCGGCCCGCATCAACCCGCACGTGCTAGCCCTCACCATACACGGCCTCTGGTCCGATATGGGCGAGGATGCGGCGCCATTCGCAACGGCCATCATCAATCAGACGCTGGCCGACGCCGGCGCGCTCCGGTCGAGGGACGAGGTATGAGCTACAGCCTACTAAGTCGCATGCAAACCGTTGCCCGGAAGGAGCATCAGTGCATCTGGTGCTGCTGCCCGGTTCTCACGGGCTCGCACTATGTTCGGGAAAACTCCACCTACGACGGCCACTTCCAAAACTTCGCTTGGCACGAGGCATGCCGGAAGGACGCCGATCAGTATTTCGATGAGAGCGGCGCCGAAGAGTTCACCTCGGGCAACGATATGCCATTCCACGCTCTCTACCAGTTGGAAGTAGGCGCGCATGCGCGCCGCGCCGCCCTCGCCGCAGCCAAGGATAAGCCATGATCCCCGACCTCACCAACGCCACCCCCGCCACGCGCGAATACTACGCTCTTCCCGAGGAGATCCGCACGGCAGCAAAGGCTATAGCCGGTCCGCCTCGGCCGATGACCCATATCGAAGTTCTGTTGGCGATCGGGACGGCGATCGCAAATGAGCGGGAAGCGGCGAAGAGAGGCGAAAGATGAGAGAACGTCGCCAATCCCTTGTTCCCCCCGGCAGCTGGCCACCTCGCATGTCCGCTGACATGGCTGCCGGGTATTGCGGGGAAAAGCATGTCGAAGATTTCCTCGAGCGCGTCGGAACGACCTATCCGAACCCGCGCATCGTTGACAGCACGCGACGGAAGTTCTGGTATCGTGAGGATCTGGACCGGGCGATGAACCTCGGCACATCGACGATGTCCTCAGGATTGGGAGCGAAGTTCCGTGAAAAGATCAGGGAAAAGCGGAACGGTGGAACTGCCTAAGCACGTGCACCGCGTCATCAAGCGACGCGCCAACGGTTCGCAAACCGTCTACACCTTCTACACAAGGTTCCGGAACACTAAGGACGCGTGGCCGTCGATCGCCCTTCCGGAACCGCTTGAGAAGGAGTTCTCCGAGCGCCTGTCGATCTGTGAAGCCATGGCCCGCGATGAGAGGGGCTTTCTGCTGGACGGCAAGCGGCTACCGGACCTGAAGAGCAAAGAGTTTTGGCCTGAGGCCACGAAGGCGCACGAAGCATTCATCCGCCGCGGCCGCCAAGGCATCAAGGACTTCAAGGCGCTCGTCGAAGCCTTCCAGAGCGAGACCAACCCCTTCTGGACCAAGCTGGCGGCTTCCACCCAACGCGGCTACCGAACCTCTGGCGACATCATCAAGGAGACATGGGGAGACGACCTTCCCGTCGACTTGACGACGGTCGACGCGCAGGACGCGATAGACGCCCTAGGCGAGACGCCGGCGAAAGCAAACCAGTTCCGAGCATTCCTGTCCCGCCTGATGGCGTGGGGCGCCTCTCGGGGCTACTGCAAGACGAACGTCGTGGAGATGACGGAAAAGATACCTGGCGGAGAACCGTGGGTGCCGTGGCCGAACTGGGCTTTTGAGATCCTGCTGGAGCACGCACCGTTTCATATGCAGATGATCGCCATGTCGGCATTCTTCACCGGGCAGCGCCAGGGCGATGTGCTGGCTATGACGAAGCCGAAGGCCGGAGAGAACACGATCGCCGTCCGCGCGCAGAAGACAGGGAACACGGTTTGGATTCCGATCCACTTCGCCTATCGGAAATGGATCGATCGCGTGCCAACGTCCGATAGCGTGATGCTGCACGCCGGCGCTCGCGCAACGTCATACAAGAGCCCCGACGGTTTCCGGACCGAATGGCAGAAGCTCATGGCGAAGGACGCGTTCAAGCCATTCCGCGAAAACCGCATCGTCTTCCACGGGCTGCGCAAGAACGCTGTGATCAATCTGCTGGAGGTTGGCTGCACCGAGAACCAAGTCGGAGCGATCTGCAACATGTCAGCGCAGATGGTGCAGCACTACGGCCGAGAGGTGGCTTTGAGGAGCCTCGCGAAGGACGCGATGAAGCTCATGGAAGCACGCTGGAGCGAGATCGAGCCGGCCGCTTTCAGGAACAAGAACGGAACGTGA